GCAACCTTTGCAAAATCTTTTTTAATTGCTTTCGCTACTGCAATAGGATGTTGCCAAACATCTTGTGTTGCAATAACCCAACCCTCTGCGACTTGACCCCAAATCATTTTCATTCCTGCAGCAAAGATAGGTTTGTCATTAACAATGCCTGTAAAAGCTAAGTGGTCTTGCACAAGGTTCATAGCATCTCCATCAAACTCAGCATCCTTATCCATAAGTTTATGATTCATTTGTTGAGATAATATAAATCTTCCATGTTCAGCTGTGTAGGGTATTATATATAACATATTATCCATCATTAGTAGTTAACCTTGGGTATAACGATAAAATTGTAAAAGGTAAAGGTTGTGTTTGTCTAACAAAAATAAACCCATCTGTCTCGTAGTTTCCTCTAAATTCTACTTCTTTATCACCTGTAAATGGAGGTATACCTTCATCCATTAAATTAGCAGAACTTCTAAATGGTATTCTTTCCATGTTCGAAAGATCTGGTCCAACCTCTATACCAATAGTTTCAAACATTCTAACTGTTATATCATATATTCTTTTAGTCTTACCTTGTGATGTACCATTTTGTGATCCAGCATTTAATCTCATAGTTTGTAGTAAAGATGTATAAGCTAAACCTATCTTAACACTTTTTGCAGAACGATCTAAAGTTATACTACCCGAACTTACAGTTCTATTGGGGTGCGTTGCACCATCTGCTAATATAGAAACAACTTGACCTTCAAGGTGATCTAATCCAGATAACGTACTAACTGCACTACCACTATAACTTAACGCACTATCTAAAAAATTAAATGATGTGTTATCTGTTTCATCAAACTCAAGTACATTTAAAAATTCTACATATCTTTTTGTTGCACCATTAACAGTTCTTTTTATAATAACATACACTTGATACTCTGTGTCATCTGTTGGAATAACTGCTGCACTTTCAACTACTGCTTTACCTTCGCTAGTTATTGTTAATCTTGTGCTGTCAAAACTTTTAATCGTTAAATATCCTGTTGCTTCATGTGCTGTTTCAGTAATAGTTACTACTGCAGAATTTACTGTTGCAGTAAAATTAGCGTGAGCATTAATTGCAGTTTTTAAATTAGTTGCTGTAGTATTGTTATTAGTTTGAGTTTTAAATTCATTAGTTCCAGCAGTACCTGTTGTAGAAGTAAAGTCTACAGTTGTGCCATCAGATTTTGTTAAAGTTAATTTAGTTCCACTTACAATGTTTGCGTAATCAGAAACTGTAATTGTTGCTACACCAAATCTTCCACCAAAAATATGTCTGTGCCAAGCAGTTACTTGTTGTTCTCTTTGATAGGTTAATCCTGCAAGTTCGCCATCACCTCTAACTGCGTAAACAATTTGATTAGGTTCTTGTTGGTATGCAATTTGTGTTAAACCACTTTCAGTAATGTGTTCAGCAAGAATAGTCATGTCTGGTGCAATGTAACCATCTACATCAAAGTTATAAGCTAGTTCTCTAATTTTTCTTTTAGCACGTTGTAAAAATAATGTAGCATTACCTACAGCTATAGCATCTACATTTGCTGAGCCATGGTTAGATTGTTTTTTAATTAATATGTTTGTAGGTGTAACCGCACTATCTGTACCTCCACCACTTACTGTAAACTCACCACCTGCTGTACCAAGAATTAAAGTTCTTGTAGCTGTCATAAATCTTATTGCATTAACTTGGTTTGATGCGATTGTATAAATAATTGCATCATCATCAGCTATCGTTCCACCAATGTTTGCATCCATGTTTTCGTAATCACCCGATCTTGAAAAGAATATTGTTTGTGGTTGGTTTGTTGTTCCGGCAAAAACTAATCGTTGTTCAAAAAAAGTTACGCAAGAAGGATGACCTGTAGTATCTGAGAAAGCTCCTAGTTGCCAATTAGCTGTAGCATTTGCATTATCTAAAGCTGTAATGATTGTCATAACTGCATTAGTCGTATTTGTTACACCAGTTATCTTTGCATAACCATCACTTAAAAAAACAAATCTTCCAACGTCTGTTGCAAGAAATCCACTACCACCATTAATACCAGTAGTAGCAGAAGCAACTAAAGCTATTGATGTACCTACTGCTGCTTGACCAGGATTTAAAGTTGTTGTAGTTGTGTTAGCATCTTGCATTGGTCCTTTAGTAAAATCTACATCTGTTAATGTCCAAGCAGTATGACCAGTACGAGATAATTTTTCTACTTCATGTGCAGGGTGAGTTATGTACATGACATCTGCCGATTGTGCGAACTTAATATCAAAAAGTTGTGCAGTAGTATAAGGGGTTACTATTTCGAAAACTTTATTTGATACACCACCAGAAGTATAAGTAGTAAATGATGAACTGTTTATATCAACACCATCTTTATCTTGTAGTTCAAATGTATTGGTAGTTTTGTCTGCAACTAAAAATCTTTTACCATTAACTTCTGTCATACCACCAACACTACTAATCAATACTTCATCACCATTTGAATAGCCATGTGAGTTAGCAGTTACGACAGCTGGATTTGCTTTTGTTATTGCAGATATAGTTTTATCTGATTCTAATACAGAGCCACTATCTTTGTAGACTCTCATTTTTAAATTAGAGAACTCCAACATATAAGTTTGTGTTGTTGAAAATTCAAAAGGAATTAATCTTGTTTTGTTTGCACTATTAGCAACTTCAGCAACAAATGTAGAACCGGGTCTACGAGCTGCCGAGCCATGTGGATATACTATTAAATTTTCTAGGGTTGAGCAACCAGATGTATATTTAGTTAGATCAGTTCTACCATCTAATCTTGGTGATAATTCACCACCTGTAAAGTTTGTTAGTTCGACAGCAACTCTAGCCATTTTTAAAACCTTGAGTTAATAAATGTACCTGCGTCTATAACATCTGTCATGCCTAGATCTTGTTCAACATTTTGACCTTCTGTTGAATCTACAAATCTAGCATCTTTTAATTTATCTTGAAACAAATTATACATATTTGTTGCTGTTTGATTATTTGATGTAACTGCAAAAGCAATGTCTGCACCTAAAGCAGCAGATAAAGTTTCTCTTAATAATTCATCATATTCATTGGGATCAGTAACTCTAGCAATGTATAATATTTTCATGCTAGATGTATTAGATAATATTTTTCTACCTTCTACTTTGTAGTTAGAATCATAGTCTAATATTCTAAGTAGTCTTAAACAATCTGATGGTAATGTGTAAGCAAAACTAAAACCCCATGCAGGAGCTGTAGTGTCTGCAGCAAGTTCAATTCTTTTCTGTAAGCAGTTCCAAGGGTGTGATCTAAATACACTATCTCTTACTTGAGTGTATCTTTGATTGCAAAGTCTAGCGTTTTTTGAATCTTCTGTAAGTGAAAGTATAGTTGTTGCACCTAGTTGATTTAATGATCCATTACAAATTTCTACTACTGATGCCATACTACTTCCTTATAATATACTTTCGCCTTATCTGTCTATCTTTTTCTAAAGCGAATATTTCTTCTGTTGTTCTCTCTTCTTTAGTGTCAAAGCCATTATGATATTTAGTATCATGTTTAAACCTATCTACTAGTACATACCTATATACATAATTATCTTTTTTAAAATGTAATACAGGTTTTAAATCTTGTATCTTTTTCATGCACTCTAGGGGGTTTCCACTCTCGCTTCCACCCCCTAAAATTTTATTTATTAACTTACTATATAAGCAATTACACCATTTAATGAATCAGCATTTGCTAACGCTTCAACAGCTTTTACTTGAATAATAACTCCATCATTACTGTCAAATTTATGGTTACCACCAGCTGCTTTTCCAGCAGCAGTATTACCTTCTATTGAGAAGTAACCAGCAGCATCTACATCTAAATTATCAACTAAACCATCTGGATCAGCAGCTACTGCTGTTCCTGATGTATCGTTGTAACCTAACCAGCCTATATCTATAAACTGATTACTTGCAGTAAAATTACAGAAAAATCTTGAAAGACCACCTATAAGTTTAATTCTTCCTGCTGGAAGTTTTCCGATTGTTGCGAACGATCCAGCGTCACCGACACCAGATTGAGTAAAAGTAAAAGCTAATGTTCTTACTTTACCAGAATCGCTTCTTGCGGAAGCCTTAACTAGAGGAGTAGCAATTGTTTGTGCGTACTCTGTACTATTTTGTGTTGTTACAGCCATATTATTTATCTCCTATTATGCTTCTTGACATACTATACCTAGAACTTTTGCTTCTTCCATTCTAGTAGCACCAATTGTTTGACAATAATAAACTTGAGTAGCATACGATTTGTCTGCTCTCTCATCTATTCTAGCGGAAATATCTTTTCCGATAGCAAGTGTGATACCATCCTGTGCGAAAGCTATACAAGTTCTGTCATTGCCAGTCTTGCTTAGTCTATTTGATACAGTAAAGTTAAAACCAAGAAACGAATTAATTTCACCCTGTACTAATGCTTTTACAGTATTGAAATCTGAACTTGTTACCTCAGTTGTTGCTAAAAGGTTTGTGATCTGCTCAGGCGAAACAACTATGTGTCTCGGAATTGAGGGATCAACATCACCAATATCAAAAGTCTGCTTAGCAGTTCTTAATTTAGCGATTGTCAAACCTGCTCCACCAGCAGCTATTGCTGTCTGTGCGGCAGTTGAAGTTGCACCTGTTTCGCCAGTAAAGGCAGTTGCAGTTGCAGCAGTTATGATTACATCATCCATTGCTCTTCCCATTGCCATAGCAGCGGCTTGAGCATAAGATGAAGTAGGATCAATTAAGAGTCTTACTTTGTCTTGTTGATCGATTAGATCAGCAAATTCATAATCAGCAAGTGATACTCTTCTTCTAGCGTGAGGTGTATCGATTTGCGGAGTGTCTGAATGTCTGCTAACTTTTAGTTGAGCAGTTACTGAACCAACTTGATCGAAGAAAGCATTTTTTCCTGTAACGCTTTCAACTCTGACTTTGTCTCTTAACAACGATCCCATTTGTTGAGATAGCATTTGAATGTTAGCAGAATACTGCTGTACAAATGCTGTAGTTATTTGTGATGACATATTTGTCTCTCCATATTATTGTTGATTTAAAATAATCAGAAAGGTTCTCCACCCAATAGGTAGGCAATTCTTGGATTTAAAGTCTTTTAGACCAGAAGTCTATTCCTTCTTGTCAGTAAGGTTCTTTCGAATTGTCTTACCATTTATCCATTTATAATAAATATCAGCGGTTGGCAAGGGATTATTTTTCTGAATTTCAGAACCTGTTTCCTTTATCAACCGCAATATTTCTAAACGAATTTCTTTATCATTAAGACTACTATTTTGCATTTAACATTTCTCTTAATGTATAAACTTGTTGTACTGCTTTATCGTGATCTGGATGACTTTTATTCCAATAAGGACCATTTCTGTCATTAGATATAGCAGCTATCTCAGCTTCAAGATC